TGGAGCATAAGGCCTTTGAAGATGACGATATGAAATTTCCAATGGAACAGCCTAATGTAAATCAAACGTGGTATGAATTTTTAGCATTATACAAGACTTTCCTAAAAATAACAGGCAATGTTTATATTTATATGCTCGCACCAACGGAAGGACAGAACGCTGGCACGCCAATACAAGTATATTTACTTCCTTCGCAATACATTCAGATTATTGTCAAGAAAAATGCAAGTATGTTAGGTGCTGAAAGTCCTGTAAAAGGATATATTTTAACGTATGGAAGGAGTTACATTGAATTTGATGCTACACAAGTTATACATATAAAATATCCAAATCCAAACTACGGAGAAAATGGTGAGCATTTATACGGAATGAGTCCGTTAAGGGCAGCGTTAAGAAATATTCAAAGTTCAAACGTTGCATTGGATCTAAACATTAAAACCTTAAAAAGTGGCGGTGCTTTTGGATTTATACACGGCAAACAACAATCTATAACATCAGACCAAGCCAAAGAGATTAAAGAACGTTTACTTGAAATGAACGCCAACCCCGAAGACCTATCTAAAATTGCGGGAATATCGGCAGAGATAGGATTTACAAGATTGTCATTAACAAGCGATGAATTAAAACCGTTTGATTATTTGAATTTCGACACTAAACAGATTTGTAATGTTTTAGGATGGGATGACAAGCTACTGAACGCAACTGATGGGGCAAAATATGATAATGTTGGATATGCTCAAACAAGGGCAATTACTGATAACATACTTCCTGATTTAAAACTATTGGCTGATGCTTTAAATAAAGACTTTTTGCCAAGATTCAAAGGTTATGAGAATGCGGTGTTAATGTTTGACGTTTCGGAATTGCCCGAAATGCAAATCGATATGGGCACAATGGTAACGTGGTTAAAAACAGCAGTTGATGCGGGCGTTATAAGCAGAAATGAATTTAGATTAGGAATGAGATTCACAAGGGTTGAAGATAAAAATATGGATATTTTTACTGTTCAAAACGATGTTATAAGTTTGGAAGAAAGTATAAATAATGATTTCGGAGTAGTTTAACAATTAAAACAAATAAATATTATGGCAAAAGGAATAATTAAAATAAGCGATTTACTTTATAAAAGTGATTATGATGTATTATGTGTTATATTTAAAGACTTTAGACCCATACACATTGAATTTAAACATTGGGAAAATGATGTGTGGTGGTTATGGGGTGAAAGCGATAAATTTAAAGAATTAAAAGAAGGTGATGCCATTCCTTTTTACTATGTTACATTTACAACAAATGAAGATGGAAGCGTTACCTATGAATTTGAAACTAACAATTAATTTGTGGCAAGTAGAAGAAAATATAGAGACCAGTTCGCACGTTGGCACGCCACCTATGAAAAGAGGGCTGCTAAAGAGTTAAGAAAGACATTTAGGGATTGGATTAACAATATTAAGTTTGATGACTTAAACGGCAATAATACGGCTTCCATACTTACTCGTTCAACCGATACGAATCAGATGTTATCTACTTACATAAATATTTACACAGAAATTGGCAAAGTACACGGTAAAAGAGTAGGTAAAAATATAAATCTAGGATTAAAGGATTTTACTTATGATATTTTTGAGCGTTATTTCTTTCAAAATGTTACAATCTATATAACAAAGTTCGGACTAGGCAGGATTAAGACAGTACAGGAAACTTTCATAGCAGACATTAGTAGGTTATTAGCTAATAGAATTGATTTAGGGCAAACCATTGTTGAAGCTGCCAGAGAAATAAAGAATATTGTTAATAAACCAAGTTTCTATAAATGGCAAGCTTTAAGAATTGCGAGAACGGAAACAACGGCGGCAGCAAACTTCGCAGCAGTAGAAGCGGGGAAAGTAAGCGGGTTTGTAATGGAAAAGGAGTGGATATCAGCACTAGATGACAGAACTAGAGGTGATCACGCAGGAGCTAACGGTCAGAGAGTATTAGAAGGCGATAAATTTAATGTCGGTGGGGAAATGTTAAGTTATCCGGGTGATCCTGCTGGAAGTGCTGGGACTGTCGTAAATTGTAGATGCACCATTGCCATAGTAGCTAAGCGAGATAAGAATGGGGATTTAATACCGACATCATAAAGTTAAAATATTTTTATTACCTTTACTTAAAATTATTAATATGAACAGCTTATTTGAATACAAAAATTTATCAGGTGGTGTAAAAGACATCGATATTGAAAAGCGTATTGTAACAGGTTATTTAGCATCATTTGGAAATGAAGATAGTTACGGGGATATAATTGAAAAGGGAGCTTTTTCAAAGACACTAATGGAGCGTAAAGATGATATATTCTTTTTGAATCAGCATAATTGGGCGCAACCACACGGCAAGTTTAATGTATTGCAGGAAGATATGAATGGGTTGTATTTTGAATCTAAGCCGTTAATCGATACAAGTTATTCAAGTGATCTATTGAAGTTGTATGAAGCTGGAATTGTAAAAGAACATTCATTTGGGTACAATACTATTTTTTCAGAATATGATGCAGCATCAAATATTAGAATACTCAAAGAAATTAAACTTTATGAAGGTTCTAATGTAACACGTGGAGCGAATAAAAAAACGCCATTTTTAGGAATNAAAAGTTTAACGTTAAAAGANATTAACGATCAAGCAAAATTAATCACAAAAGCATTTCGCAACGGTACATTTACCGATGATACATTTATGCTTTTAGAAATTGCATTAAAACAGTTACAAACTGATGCGTACGAATTAGGAAAACAATCACTCGAAGTAAAAGAGCCGTTTAATGACACTCTAATTGATGACGAGCCGAATAAATCAATAGAAATTATTAATCAATTTAGAAAATCATTATGGACCCAGTAGAATTAAAAAAAGAATTAGACGCTCTTTCGCTAGATTTAGCAGGAAAGAACGCATTAGAAGTTAAGACCTTAGTTGATGCATTTGAAGTAAAATTCAAAGAATCAATGTTGGAAGAACTTAAAAAAGGAAATTTAGCACAAAGCGAAGAGTTCAAAACCGAGCTTAAAAAAGTGCAAGACCACGCAGATGCGTTGGACGTTAAATTGCAAGAAAAAGCAAAGATTGACGAAGCTCCAAAAGACGAATTAAAAGCGTTTGTTGTTGATAATTTTGACAGCTTAAAAAATGTGAACAAATCGCAAGGTTTCCGTTCAGAAATTAAAGCTGTTGGAAATATGACATTAGCTTTAAGTTTAACAGGTGACCAACCTAGAACTTACAGAAGCAATGTTGCTGATATTCCAAGTCCTTTAGTAAACTTTAGAGACTTGGTGCCAAGCATCAGTATTGATAGCGGAACGTTGACATTTCCAAGGGAGGGAACTAATGAAGGCGTTATATTAACACAAGTTGAAGGAGCTGCAAAAGCCCAAACTGATGTTGATATTACAATGGTAGATGTAAACACTGATTTTGTTGCAGGTTTCACACGTTACTCTAAAAAAATGGCAAACAACTTGCCGTTCTTAGAATCATTCTTACCGTCTAATTTAAGACGTAAGTATTTGGAAGCTGAAAACTTGTTGTTTTACACTGCTTTAAGTGCAGGAGCAACACCGACAGTTTTAATTGCCGGTAGTATTGTTGAAAGAATTGTTGCAGAACAAACAACACTTTTAGCTAAAAACTTTGTTCCAAATGCAATAGTAGTGAACGCTGCTGATTATGGTTCAATCTTATTGAGTGCTGGCCCTGGTGGTGGAGGTACTGAATATAGCCTACCGGGTATCGTTTCAATTATAAATGGTATTGTTGCGATTAATGGAATTTCAGTTTATGTGGCTCCTTGGATGCCTGCTGATAAATACATTATCGGAGCTTGGGAAAATGCTTCAAGAGTAGAAACCCAAGGTTTAGGATTGAATTTCTTTGAACAAGATGGCGACAACGTTATCAAAAATATGATTACTGCGAGAATCGAAGCACAAGTTGCTTTGGCAATATTCAGACCAGACGCATTCATATTTGGAGACTTTACAAAAGTTGTATAGTAAGTTTAATTAGTAATAATAAGGAACCCACTCAGATAATGGGTGGGTTTTTTTAATTTAAAACAAAACAAGATGAAAAAATTATTTTATGTTATTAAGAGATTTAAAGCAGGGTACGAATTAAAAGAGTACAAGGTAGGAAGCACAATCGAGCTTACAGATGTTCAATCTAACGATTTAAAAGCACGTGAATACGTTTGTACCAAAGAGGAGTTTGAAGCGTTTGAAGCTAAGAATAAAAAGGCTGCAAAGGCTTATAATGATAAAATATCAAAGGGCAAAATAACAACTAAAGTAGATCCGATTGCAAAAAAAGGAGCTATTGAAAAAAAATAAAGTATGGCTTACATAGATGTAATTACATTAGCTGAAGCAAAGGTATATTTGCGTGTGGATGACACCCTAACGGAAGATGACAATCAAATTATAAGGATGATAAATTCAGCTTTAAAATATGTTGAAGATGTTACCAATGTAATGATGTTTGACCGGAATAAATCTTACCGGCTTATTGATGGTTGCGTAAGTGTTTATGATGCGCCAATTAATTCAGAGGTAACAGCCGATTTGGTAGTCGAAAATAA